CCAGCAGTTCCGCGTTGGATCGCTCAAGAGTGCGTGCGAATTCAACGGGCACATAGCTAGCATTTTCCTTGCGTTCAAGAATTTTCCCGAGATTTGTAATTGTTGCCGAATCCGTCCTCGGTGTTTTCTGTTCGCTCATGGCTGGCTCCATCCGTTAGTGGTTAGGCTTCGCGTTTGATGAAGTAGACAATCTCACCAGCGGCGCGGTGATATGCCACACCCGCAGAACGCTCATAACCATCAACCCAGATGCAGACGGTGCGAATGTTTGTGCAAATTTTGATGAGGTTCATTTCACTCTCCCAGTTAGCCGCCCGTTGCGGCATGGGTGAATAATGCGCGTCGCATAACGCACTGTCAAGCCTTTTTAGAAACTTTTTTCTTGGCCTTGTGAGTGGACGCTAACTTTCTCGCATTTAGCGCCCTGTAGAGCGTCGAGGGCCATACTCCGGCCTTGTGCGCTGCGTCATACCTTGATACCCCTTGATCGACTAACTCCATTGCGTTACGGACTTCCTGACTCTGTTTAGCTGGCATGTGGGTATATCTCCTTTTCTGGCGTGCATAATAGACCGTGGCAAAATAATACGCAATATGCCTTGACAGCTAATTTTTTCGCGTGGTTTAATGCAAGCGTCAATAACGAAACGGGAGAATCAAATGAAAGTCACAGTCAAAGGTTTTGTGTATCACCAAAAATACTCTTGGGATGACGAAGTGCGCTACGTTTTTTTCAGTAGCGATGAAATGGGCGATGTTGATCGCGTTTTAATCGGGCCTTACAGCTTTGATCTGGAAATTCCTGATAACTTTGATCCGACGCCAATCAAAATCAACAATCTGCGCAAGGAAAAGCAGCGTATCCAAGCCGAGGCGCACGTTAAAGCCGAAAACATTGAGCGGCAGATTCAAGAACTGCTCTGCATTGAAAATAAGGTGTGCGCATGAAACTAATTTTTGCCATGCTCCAATTCCTACTCAGCAAGACCGCCAAATCCGCCGCCAATCTGCGCCGCGAAATATCGGCGGTTATGCCGAAACGTAAACCGCGTGCGGGGGCGAAATGAACCAATCAGCACGCGAGAGATACCGCGATGATCTTGCCTATAAGCAGATCGTGGACATGATGACGCACATGATTCATTCCAATCAATTCACGCCATCGGAAATGCGAGAGGCGGCAATTCTGGCGAGCATCAATTATGAAATGATGCACATTCGCAGCTTTCATATTCCGATGACTGCGGAATTGCATGAAAAATTGGAGCAATTGCACGTTATGGTAGATACGGCGCAACCATGACCGAACCCCTAGAAGCCACAATCCTGCGCGTAAAACTCGCCCGCGCTAAATTGTTCCGCAGTCTATATTTCAATGTATGCCATTGCGCCGCATACCCTTGGGCGCATCATCGCAAAATCGGGAGGTGTGGGAAATGAAATATCAGCCTTGTCCAGCATGCCCTGACGGTAACGAGTGGGGCGCTAATGGCCCGACAGGTCGCGCTTGCAACGTATGCGGCGGAAAAGCATACATTGATAATCGGCAGGCAAAATCTGCTGATGACATGCCTGATGCAAGCGAGTTTATCGGGGATGGCAAATGACCCACTCCGAACGCTCAATAATGCGTGCCGTCCTGCGCTACAACGGCATCCCCGACGCGGAACATAAGCAGCACATTGAAATGTCTCTGAGCAATCAGAAAGGCTCACTCAGTCGCGCCGCGTTTCTATCTTATCGCATCATATGGAATAGCCTGAAAGAGTTTGAGCGCGTTATTTATTCGCGGGAGAATGTATGCCGCCCGCAATAAATCCAGTGCGCGGAACAGATCACCCGCTATCCAAGCTGACCGATGACGATATTCGCCTTATTCGTGAGTGCGTGGCAGAGCGTGAACGGCTTATCAACGAGGCGCGCAAACTGACTAACGCGAAACTGGCTAAAAAGTTTGACGTTCACGCTAATACTATTGGGCGGGTTACGCAATTCAGAGGATGGATTCACATACGGGAGACAGCATGAATTACGACGAGTTTCTACAGCAAAAGGCAATTACAGACCCCGCAACGGGCCTGACGCAGATACCGGAACTGAATCACCAGCTATTCGATTTTCAGCACGATATTGTCTCATGGGCTTTGCGCCGGGGCCGTGCTGCGATCTTCGCGGACTGCGGTATGGGCAAAACACCGATGCAATTGGAATGGGCATCAAATGTTCCCGGAAAGGTTTTAATCTTAGCGCCGCTGGCCGTAGCACAGCAGACCGTGCGCGAGGGCCAGAAGTTCGGCATTGATGTGACATATGCGCGGCAACAGGCTGACGCAGGCGCAGGCATCACGATTGCCAACTATGAAATGCTTGAGCATTTCAACCCCGACGAATTCGCTGGCGTGGTCTTGGATGAATCGAGCATCCTGAAATCATACGATGGCAAGACCCGCACGCAGATCATCGATGCATTCAAAAAAACGCCATTTCGACTTGCCTGCACCGCGACCCCTGCGCCGAATGATTACATGGAACTCGGCAATCACGCTGAATTCTTGGGCGTTATGTCTCGCGTTGAAATGCTCTCAATGTTTTTCGTTCACGATGGCGGAGAGACTCAGAAGTGGCGATTGAAAGGCCATGCAGAGGCGGAATTCTGGAAGTGGTTAGCGTCGTGGGCCGTGATGATTCGCAAGCCTTCCGATCTAGGCTATGACGATGGCGGCTTTATCCTGCCAGAAATGGTCATGCACGAGCATACCGTAACCGTGGACAAAATCGCCGCAGGTGAATTGTTCCCGGTCGAGGCGCAGACTTTGCAGGAACGGCTACGCGCACGCAAGGATACGACCGCAGAACGTGTCTCTGACTGCGCTGCTATCGTGAATCAGAGTAAATCGCCGTTCTTGATCTGGTGCAATCTGAATGATGAATCAGCGCAACTGGTAAAAGCGATACCGGATGCCGTTGAAGTTAAAGGTTCAGACAGTAACGCGCACAAGGAAAAAGCGATGGCCGGATTCTCTGACGGTAGCATTCGCGTCCTTGTCACCAAGCCTTCGATAGCCGGTTTCGGCATGAATTGGCAGCACTGCGCGGATATGGCTTTTGTCGGTCTGTCCGATTCATACGAGCAGTTTTATCAGGCCGTGCGCCGTTGCTGGCGCTTTGGTCAACAGAAAACCGTCAACGTGCATGTGATTACCGCAGAAACGGAAGGCGCGGTAGTCACCAATATCAAACGAAAAGAAAAGGATGCAATGCAAATGGCCGAGAGCATGGTAGAACATATGAAAGACCTGAATAAGCAAGCCCTTGAAGGCGCGACGACGCGCATTAAAACGGAATACGTGCGCGACGTTGCCAACGGCGAAGGCTGGACTATTCACCTTGCCGACTGTATCGACCTGATACGCGAAACGCCGGATAACTCTCTGCACTATTCCATTTACTCGCCGCCGTTTGCATCGCTTTACACTTACAGCAACAGCGACCGCGATATGGGCAACTGCACCGGAGACGATACTTTCATGGAACACTATCGCTTTCTGGTCAATGAAATGTATCGCGCCATGATGCCGGGGCGATTGGTGTCATTCCATTGCATGAATCTGCCAACCAGCAAAACGCACCACGGATACATCGGCATCCGTGACTTTCGCGGCGAGTTAATCCGATTGCATGAGGAATGCGGGTTTATCTTTCACTCCGAAGTCTGCATTTGGAAAGACCCCGTAACCGCCATGCAGCGCACGAAGGCTCTCGGACTGCTGCACAAGCAACTGAAAAAAGACTCGTGCATGTCGCGGCAGGGTATCCCTGATTATCTTGTGACGATGCGTAAGCCGGGAACCAATGAGGAACCCGTGACGCACACGAATGAGACTTTCCCCGTTCAAATATGGCAGCGGTTCGCCTCCCCGGTCTGGATGGATATTAATCCCTCTGACACGCTGCAATTCCGCAGCGCACGCGAACATAACGACGAGCGCCATATCTGCCCTTTGCAGCTTCAGGTTATCGAACGCGGTATTGAGTTATGGACTAATCCCGGCGATACGGTATTTTCCCCGTTTACCGGCATCGGCAGTGAGGGATATTGCGCGATCAAGATGGGCCGCAAGTTCATCGGATCTGAATTGAAGCGCAGTTATTTTGAGCAGGCCGTTAAAAACATCGCGCAGGCCAAACTTGAACAGGGAGGGCTATTTGCAGCTTGAACCCGTAATCGTAACCTACGACATAACCGAAACCGAATCACAACGTAAGGCCCGTGAGAAGTTAGGGCTTCCGTTGCCGAAATACTCATTCACCGTGGAGAGAGAAAATGGCCCTACCGAACGGAAACGCAGCGAGAATCAGAAAAGCTCTGGCAGAATTCCAGCAGGCTTCGACGACGCCTACAGCGCAGATGGTGGCGAGTAAGTTAGGACTGCCGACGCGCAACGTGAGCAATGCGCTGTCTCAGATGCACGATGTTTACAGACATAGGCCGAACCATGCGAATGTAACCGTGTATTCCCTCACTCAATTTCAGGTGCAATCACGCAAGCGTAAATCGTCCACCGTCACGCCGCCGCATTATCACAATTGGCAGACGCCGGAATTGACGCAATCACGCTATGACATGCGCGAGGGCGGACGGTTGGCTATGGACGGGCCGCGATGATTGAGCAGGCAATGATTGCCGTTCTTGGCGTAACGGCAGTTTTTCTCAGTCAATGCGAGTCTGAAAAATTCCGTAAATGGGCCGGTATCGTTGGGTTATGCGGTCAGCCTTTTTGGTTTATTGCAACGTGGAAGGCTGAACAATGGGGGATTTTTGCGCTCTGTTTCTTCTACGCTTTTGCGTGGGCAAAGGGCGTATATATTTACTGGATTAAAAAATGACACCGTTGCGCGTGCTGGATTTATTCAGCGGCATAGGCGGATTCTCGTTAGGTCTTGAACGCGCCGGAATGAAAACCGTCGCTTTCTGCGAAATTGAGGAATTTCCGCGTAGGGTATTGAAAAAACACTGGCCAGGAGTGCCGATCTATGACGACGTTAGAACGCTCACGGCAGCTAGACTTGCTGCCGATGGAATCGGAGTCGATGTTATCTGCGGCGGGTTTCCATGCGTCGATATTAGCAACGCAGGACAGAAAGCCGGAATCAGCGGAGAGCGCAGCGGATTGTGGAAAGAATACGCCAGAATTATTGGCGAGTTACGACCGCAATACGCAATTATGGAAAACGTCGCAGCGTTGCTTTATAGAGGGATGGGAACCGTTCTCGGAGACTTGGCCGCGATCGGGTATGGTTGCGAATGGCATTGCATACCAGCTTCCCACATTGGCGCACCTCACGAACGAGACAGAGCCTGGATTATTGCCTACCCCGACCGCCCACAACTCGAAGGAGGGCGCTTATCCAGCAGAATTTACCAGGAATACGCCAACGCTTGCCGCCGTCCTCGGTGGGAAAATAAATCCTCAATTCACCGAGTGGATGATGGGGTTTCCAATAGATCACACCGCCTTAAAGCTATAGGTAACGCCGTAGTGCCTGACATTCCCGAATTACTAGGTCGCGCAATAATTGGAGCCATAAATGACTACCCGTAAACCCGCCTTCCGCCCCGGCCTACGCGACCAGCAACGGGCGGTTAAAACGGTTATGCAGGGCATGGCCAGACTGCACGGCGTTACGCTGCCAGAGGGCGCACTGTCTGACGTTAAAGATAAACAGACGCGGGGGAAATCGCAGTCAACATTAAAACTCGAGGCCGATGTTCAATCGGAAGTTATCGACTTCCTGCTGCGTCATCCCCGCGTGGCCCTTGTCGAACGCATCAATTCCGGCGCGGTCTACAATCCGAATGGCAGCTACGTGCAATTCCATTATGTCTACGTGCCGAAACGGTTTAAATCCTCGCCAATCGCACCATTAAAAATGCTGGCATCGGATTTATCGGTAACGATGGATGACGGGAAACGGTGCGTGATCGAATGCAAACGCGAGGGCTGGACGAAACCCTGCAACGAGCGCGAATACGCACAGGCGCGTTATCTCAACCACATTGACGCTAACAAGGGCATCGGATTCTTCGCCGCATCCGTTGACGTTGTGCGGAAAAATCTTATTCTGAATGGTTACTGACCTATAATCCCCACGCCGGGAACCGTGCAGCCGTCCTGCACCTTCCGCCATTGCATCAGCGGATACCGGCGCCCTCATAAAAATTATTGACAATACCTATTTTCGTCGGCACAATTCAAGGTGCCTTTACCCGCTTTTTTATAACAGTTTTGGCCTTAGACAAAGGAGATATTCCGATGCGATGCATTGACTTCAAAGAATACCGCAAGAACACCCTACGCGGATTTTTTACGATAGAACTAAGTAACGGAATCCAAATCCGCGACTGCACGCTTCACCAGCAAAACGATAAATCTTGGTTCGGTTTCCCCGGCATCCAGTATGACAAAAACGGAAAGACCGAATACAAGAACGTCATTTACATTCCCGACAAAACCATTCTCGAAAAGATGAAAAACGAGGTCATGAAACACATGGCCGAGCATCTTGACGCGAACGGAACCGGGGGCAGCAATGGCGACCCGCAATGGTGAGGGCGATACACAGCGTTCAGTAACGTCCACTCCGGTTCAGTATGCGCTGCGCTATGCCCGTCTAGGCTGGCCGGTATTCCCTTGCGTCGAGGGCGGCAAGCGCCCCGCGTCAGAGCATGGATTCAAGGACGCGACCCTTGACGAATCCGCCATTAGCAGCATGTGGCGAGACAACCCGCGCGCCAATATCGGGGTGCCTTCTGGCGCTCAATTTTGGGTCTTGGACGTTGACGCAAAATCGGGCGGCTTGGAAAGCCTGCGCGATCTGGAAAACCAATACGGCGAACTTCCGGCTACGCTTTACGCCAAAACTCCGTCAGGGGGTATGCACTTTTTTTTCGCTCCCCGTCCAGACATTGCGAACACCGCCAGCAAAATAGCGCCCGGTATCGATACGCGAGGTCATGGCGGGTATGTCTGTGTTGAGGGCAGTTTGGTTGAGGGAAACCCTTACAGCTTCACGGACTTTGATCCGTTGTTCGATGAACTGCCTGAGCTGGCTACCGCCCCGGTCTGGTTGCTAAACAAGGTCATTGCCGAACGTCCGCAACTGGCGGCGCAAGCCGTTGATACCGGTGAAACGGTGCCTTCCGGTGGTCGCAACGATTTTCTGACGCGGCAAGCCGGCAGGCTAAGAAAGGCCGGATATTCCATTGAAGTGATGGACGCGGCCCTACAAGTCCTGAACAATTCCAAGTGCAACCCGCCTTTGCCAGCTTCCGAGGTTTCAGCCATTGCGAACAGCATCGGCAGGTATGAGGCGGGTAATCTGATCGTAACGCCCGATGTGCCCCGGCAGCGCATCATGGATTTTGGCGTAATCGGTCGCGCAGCACCCCCGCCCCGGCAATGGTTGCTCCCCCACTGGTTATCAAACTCACCAACCCTTGTGGCCGGTAAGGGTGGTGTCGGCAAGTCTTTACTGTCCCTGCAAGTCGCGTATGGCCTCGCCAGTCAAACGCCGGTATTCGGGCATACCTGCGCAAGGGAGGAACCGCTGCGCGTGCTGTATTGGGCTTGTGAGGACGATTACGACGAGCTTTGGCGCAGGCTGACCGGCATTAGCATTGCGGCGAAGGTTCCACTTGCCGATGTCAAGACCATGTTTGTCGATGCTCGTGCAGGTTTGGAAAATGAGCTTTACACGCTGGCGTATGGGGCTGGCGTATGGACTCCGCAAAAGGAAATCCTGTATCAGCAAGTCAATGATTACAAAGCCGATATCCTGATTTTGGATAACGTGGCGCATCTTTACAGCGCAGGCGAGAACAACCGCCCCGCTGTTACTGCATTTATTAATGGAATCATCGGTTTGTGCATGGATAGGCCGTTTTGCCCGATCATGCTGGCGCACCCGGCAAAGGCTGACGGTAGCGAATACTCCGGCTCAACGGCATGGGAAAACGCGGTGCGAATGCGTTGGTTTTTGTCCGATAAATTGCCTGATCAAAAGTCGGATGATGATGAACAACCCTCTGATTCAATGCGATTTTTATCAAAGCGCAAGACTAATTACACGACATTGGATTACATGCAATTGAATATCGAGCAGGGCGCTTTCCATAACGTGTCAGGCGAGATATCGGACGGCGGTAACATGATGGCCTCGTTGCGGATTTTGCGGTGCAAGAGCATTGTTTTGGCCTCAATTCCGCGCATAGCAGACTCAGGGCGCATTAGCAGCGATGTGTTTGGGTCAAACTACCTCCCGAAGCAGATCATCGCTCAGGGCTGGCATGAAGGGCACAGTAAGGCCGAGCTGCACAAGGCAATGATGGAATTGTTTGGTGAGGGCCGGTTGTTAAAAGCTGAAGTCGGTAAGGATTCTGCTCGTCGCCCACGTATCGGTTTGGTGGTTGTTCCGACCTGATGAAGCGTTTAGCACAAGCCCGAACCTACAATCCTATGCACACACCCACACACGCACACACACAACCCCCTATTACTAGGGGATTGTAGCGTGTGTGCAACGGGGTTTGTAGCGGGTTTGTAGCAAGGAATGTAGCAGGGTTTGTAGCAAATACCACAATATGAAATAGTTGTTAGCAGTCACTAACCCCGCAAAAGTCAGTAAACACTAACCAAATCCTGCAGGCATCAAATTTCACAATGTAAAATTATGTTGGTATTCACTAACAATACGTTTCACGTGGAACCTGCAAATATCCCTTGACACCGCCGAAGTTAGTATTCACTATTCGCGCAAATCAATGACTTAGGCGTTTCTACAACATGGCTGGTGGCGCTCCTGAGGGAAATAATAATTCCGCGAAAGGAAAGCGCTTTCACAAGGCGGTTGAGCGCGTTTTGGCTCGAAAATACGGCGATGTTGATAAGGGTTATGAAGCGCTAGCAAAGATTTACATTGATACAGCAGAATCTGGAAATGAAAAGGTTTTGCTTGATGTCATTGACCGCTCTGACGGCAAAGCATCGCAATCAATTGATTTTACTGGCGATATAACCAACCGCGCCGCAGGAATGTCCGACGACGCCCTTGCGGAGATTGCCAATGCTGGCAACCGCGATCAGACCTGAACAGGCGGCATCAATTCTGCTTGACCGGCGCAACTGTCGCCGCAGTCTTGAAGCCTTTGCATCTCGCGTTCCGGTTCCCGGCTCGCCCTTGCAGGACGTTGACGATAACGCCCGCATCCCGTTGATTGAAACCGACCAAGCGAAACACCATCGCATGATTCTGCGCGAGATGCAGACCTGCATGGAAACGCGGCATGGTCGATTGATGATTATGGCCCCCCCCGGTAGCGCCAAATCGACGTATGCGAGCGTGGTTGCCCCGGTATGGCGTCTTGGCACGTTGCCAGATCAGCGAATCATCCTAGCATCGTATGGCGACGATCTGGCCCGCAAACATGGCCGACGCACGCGGCAGTTATTGCGCGAGCCGGAGACAACGGCAATTCTGCAATGCTCGCTTGACCCTGAATCCCGCGCTGCTGACGAATTCGGGCTAACGAATGGCAGCGAATACATCGCCTGCGGCATCATGGGTGGCGTCACCGGCAACCGGGCGCACGTTCTCATTATTGACGACCCGGTAAAGGGGCGGCAGGAAGCCGACTCCGAAGTTATTCGCAATCGGATATGGGATGCGTATCAGGATGACCTGCTGACGCGCTTAATTCCGGGCGGTTCGGTCATCATCATCAATACGCGCTGGCATGAGGACGATATTTGCGGGCGCATCTTGCCGCAGGAATGGGCGGGCGAATCCGGCGACATCAAATGCAAGGACGGCAATACGTGGCGCGTGCTGTGCCTGCAAGCGGAGTGTGAAACCGATACTGACCCGCTTGGACGCAAGCCCGGCGAAATGCTCTGGCCTGAATGGTTTGATGAGCGCCACTGGTCGCAGTTCCGGTTGAATCGCCGCACATGGTCAAGCCTATATCAGCAGCGCCCTGCACCCGATGACGGCATCCTGTTCCGCAAGGATGACATGGCGATTTACGACAAGCGCCCGCAGGACTTGATGATTATCGGCGCATCGGATTACGCGGTATCGCCGGATGAGGGCGACTGGACAGAACACGGCATTGCAGGCGTGGCGCAAGACGGCAGCATTTACCTGCTCGACTGGTGGCGCGGTCGCACTGGCCCTGAAGAATGGATTGAGCGCAAGCTGGATATGATTATTAAGCATCGCCCGCTTGCGTGGTTCGGTGAAATGGGGCCGATACGCCGCGCAACGGAAGGGCGGATTAAGCAGCGCATGATTGAGCGCAACGCGCAGTGCCGTCTTGAATGGTTGCCGCACATTGGCGACAAAGCAACCAAGGCGCAGTCAATCATTGCAACCGCTGGCATGGGCCGCTTGTGGTGGCCGCGTGCTGCATGGGTTTCGGAATTGCAGCGCCAGTGCCTTGTATTCCCCGCAGGTTCACCGGATGACGGCGTTGATACGTTGGGCCTCATTGGTCGCGGTGCGGATAGCATCGGGCGCAAAAAAGCCAAGCCGATGACCGCCGACGACTTCCGCCCCTCAGTAGCAGGATACGCAGCGTAAATGGCACAGCAAACAGTCACCGGAACCGCCGAAGCTCTCAGTCACATTGCCGACGAGGGGCTTGAGACGTATCCCGAGGAAAACGAAAAGCCTGAGATTCACGCTGCCGAGATATGTGAGGAAGCCGCCGACCGCCGAAAACGCGCACTTGAGGCCGATCAGC